CCGGCCAGCCCCACCGGGCCGTGACCCGCACCAGATCCGTGCCCCAGCCGCCGGCCCGGGTCAGCGCGGTGACCGGGTCACCGGCGGAGATGGCGTTGAGCGGGTCCACCCGGTAGTCGGTGACCGTGGTCCAGGTCGTGCCGTCGCCGGTCTCCACGACCAGGCCGGAAGCGGAGCCGATCTCGTCGACCAGCAGCTTGAACCGGCCTGCGGCGTCGACCAGCACCCGGCCGGCGACCTGGTACTGCCGGGCGGTCGCCGACGAGGACAGGTAGAACCCGCCCGGCTGGCGTCCGGTGTACCGGTCAGCGGCACGGGCCGCCGCGGTGAGAGCGTCGAGCAGGAGACTGTCCCGGTCGGCTGACGTGATCTTGAGGCCGTCGCGGAAATCGGTCAGGGACAGGTACGTCCCCGGCCCGGGGTCGGCCACGTCGATGCTGCCGTGCGCAACCTCGACCACCGCGCCGGACACCGTCCACGTCCACCGCCACACCCCCGCGGCGTCCGCGGTGAACGCGGCGTCGTAGACACCCGTGCTCGACGCGGTGACCGTCGGAGCCGGGCTGAGCAGGGTGCCATCAGGTTGCGTGACCGCCACGGACACGGTGGCCGCGGTCAGGGTGCCGTCAGGGTCGCGGACCTCGTGCCGGATGGCGATCCGATCGCCGACGTCACGACTCATCGCAGCCTCCCCGGTGTGCTGGTGGTGATCCGGCCCGGCGCGGTCGTGGTGACGATCCGAGGGCCGGCGGCGGCGGTCGGGGTGAACAGCAGGTCGGCGAAGTAGCAGGTGTCGCCGAACGTCCCGCTGGGGTAGCCAGAGCCGATGCCGACCCGGCCGTTGTCCCCGGACGGCGCGGTCAGCACCCCGGACACCACAGAGCCGCCAGCGAAGAAGCCCGACGTGGACACGTACCGGTTGACGGCCTCCACCGCGGCCACCATCGCCGTACCCGGAGTGGTGTAGGGCACCGGCGAGTCCAGGGCGACGGTGCGCCAGCCGGGGGCCGTGTCGGCGAACGTCGCCCGAGCCTGCTCGGTCTGGCTGGCCACGTCGTACAGGACCCAGTCCACATCCCCGTCAGGGGCGGTGTCCGGGAAATACCAGCGGCCACCCGTGACGACCCCCGGGACGGAGGCCGTCCACTTGGTGCCGAGGCTGAACGCGGTGACGTCCACGGCGAGGGTGACGGACGGGACCTGGTTGGTGAAGAGTGAGACGGACACACGGCACCTCCCTCGGGTGGTGTCCCCGCCGACCGACCACCCGATTGCGGCCGACGGGGACGATCAGTGCCAGGTGCCCTTGTATTTGCGCAGGTAGGTGTTTTCCAGCACGAGGTTGATGCGCCCGTGCCGGTGCTCCCTGCGGGGGGCGTTGGCGTCGGTGAAGTCGGGGAACAGGACCGGCACCGAGCCGCCGCGCAGCTGCCGGTGTGCGTCCTCGTACTGGTCCATCCACTCGGTCTCGTGCCGAATCGCGACCGCCCGATCGGCACCTGCCGGCACGTCGGGGATACCGATCCGGTCGAGGATCTCCCGCTCGTAGACGGCCAGGTACATGCTGGGCCGGGGCGCGATCAGCAGTGACCCGGTGGTGGCGTCGACCAGGTCGAACAGCGCGTTGTCGAGCACCTCGCAGGAGTCCTGCAACAGCAACCACCGGGACCAGTGCGTACCTTCGTGGATCATCCGGATCGCGCCCAGCTCGCCGCCGGTCCGGGACAGGCAGACGGTGACGTTGCCACGGGTGATTGATCGAAGGCAGTCGGCCACCCAGTGGCCCCGGCCGTCGCCGGTCGACACCACCACCGGGACGATCATCGATCCTCCATCCGGGTACGGATGTCGCTGGTGGACACGGCATCGGACCAACGGTGCGCCACGTAGACGAGGGTGATGCCGTGCTCGTCGAGCCAATCGGGGGTGAAACCCATCTGCTGGTGGTAGTCCCGGGTGGCCCAGTCCGCGCCGATGGCGATGATGTCGGGCCGGACCGCCTCGATAGTGGGGCGCGAGTCGGCTCCGGAGGCGTTCGGTGCCACCTCATCGACGTACCGGCAGGCGGCCAGCACCGCAGCCCGCTCGTCGTAGCTCATCACCGGATCCCGACCTTTGTAGCTGGCCACGAATCGGTCGGGGTTGAGCGCCACGACCACGCGTCCGCCCGGACCGGCCAGCGTGCGGCACGTGGCCAGCAGGGCGGCGTGCCCTGCGTGGAACAGGTCGAACGTGCCGCCGGTGTAGACGACGGCCATCAGGCGGTGCGTTTCGGTGGTGCCTGGCGGCCCTTCGGTGCCCGGTCACCGGTCGACCGCTCGCCCTTAGGCTTCTCGTCGCCGTCGGGGTCCGGATCGTAGCCGCGCGTGCGCAGCTGCTCGTCGACCTGCGCGACGCGGTCGGGCTGCTGTGCCCGCGCGTACCCCTCCCGCTCCCGCAGCAGGGCGGCGATCATTGGGTCGGTGGTCATCGGCTCGGTCGCCATCGTCATCGCCTCCTACGGGATCGGCGGTAGCTGGTAGTGCAGGTGCACCGGACGGACGTCCCAGTCGATCGGAACGTCCCGCTCGACGTGCTGGTAGTGCCATCCGGACAGATGTCCGTCGGTGATTGGCTCCGGGCGGGCGTCCAGGTACGCGCGGACGACCGCCCGGGGCAGGTACGTCAACCCGAGCCCCCACAGGTGGCAGGTCGGGTCACCTTCGCCGACGTGCACGAGCCGGCCGGTCTGCGGGTCGCCGATGTACCGGCGGTGCACCCAGATCGGTGCGGGCCGGTCACGGCCGGACGAGTAGTGGTAGAGCCGGTACGGTGCGACCCGCACCCGGGCCGGTTCGGCTGCCGCACGGGTCGCGAAGCGCGTGAGGTCGTCCTTGTCGACGGCGAGGTCCCACTCGACGAGCAGGATGTCGTCGTCGACTGCACCGAGGGCGGTGCGGTAGTCGTAGTCCCGGATGACGAGCCGATCGATGTCGTCGACCACGTGTGCCCGACCGGTCGGGACGATCTCGGGCCAGGACCGCAGCAGCCGCACGTACGCCTCCGGGTGGGTGGGCCCCGGGCCGCAGCGGTGCGCGGCCCGGGGCAGGTGGGTCAGAACGACGGGGTGACCAGGCCAGTGCCGGAGATCTTGCTCTGGCCGTTGGTGTACCGCGCGAACGTGTAGCCGAAGTAGCCGTAGAGGACCAGCAGCACGCCGAGGTTCGCGGCGGCGGCCTGCTCGGCGCGCAGGAACACCGGCGCGTTCGGGTCCTCCCACAGGTGGCACTCGTCGGAGGCGACCACGTAGATCTCGTCCTCGTTGGTGCCGCTGCCGAGGTTCGTCGCGACGTTGTTGTCCACGATTGCCACCAGGCCGTTGGGCAGGATGCCTCGGGCGCCCGATCCGTAGATGGTGGCGAGGTTCTGGCCCCCGGCCTGGGTCGGGATGCCGGGCTGGGCCATGAACGGCCACGACGTGCCGACCTGGGACTGCATCCAGTACCAGCGCCGGGAGTGCATGACCGCGAAGTTCGGCCGGGCCTGGCCGAGCAGCGCGGCCTCCGAGTTCGCTGCCGCGTTGTGCAGCTTCGGCCACAGCTCGGCGGTGGTGGGGCTGGTGTCGGTGTAGGTGACCGCCTGCGCCACGTTGGTGAGGCCGTTGGTCGCCTGGTTCAGCAGGGTGCTGTCGAGCGTGGTCGCGTACCGACGGAACAGGTCGTCCATGACGACCTCCTCCACCCCGGTGCCGCGGTCGATGGCCTGCCGGGACAGGGTCTGCTGTCCGGCGGCGGTCTGCACGTCCACAGTCAGCAGGGTGTCGTCGATGCTGGTGGCCGACACGGCGGCCAGCTGCGAGGCCTGCAGCGCCACCGACGTCGCGGTGGTGATCCGGGAGATGTTCACCGTCATGCCGTTGGCCGGCAGGTCGTGCTTGTTGCAGATGTCCGCGAACGGCCGCAGCGCGGCGACCGCCGGCGCGTACATGTCGGTCAGGTACTGGGGCACCACCAGGCCGGCGAACGCGCCGGTGTTGGCGTCACCGGCGGCCCGGGTCAGGTACTGGCCCCGCTCGACGCGCTCCTCGCGCATGTGCTGCAGCAGCCGCTGCTCGGCGTCGAGGTCCCGGTAGAGGAACTGGCGCACCACGTCCCGGACGAACCCGCCACCGCGGCGGTCCTTGCCCTGGTGGTAGGTGCGCTCCTCGGCACCGACCCGGGCAACCCGGTCGTAGGCCGGCTTCTCGACGCCCGGGTTGGACCGCCGCTGCTCCAGCAGGGCGTCGGCGGTCTCTTCGCGCGCCTTGGCCTCCTTGAGCTGGGCCAGCTTGGTCCGGATGCCCTTGAGGTCGTCGTCGGCGCGGGTGTGCGACTCCATGGCCGCGGACACCTCGGCGTCCTCGTCCTCGGTGAGCTTCGCGCGGCCCTCCCGACGGGCCTTCTCGTGGATGTACTTGACTTCGGCGAGAGCCTTCTCCCGCCGCTTGAGCGTCTGGTCCTCCTCCACCTGAGCGGAGAGGATCAGTTCGTCGAACGTGGTCACGGTGGTGCCCTTCGGCTGAGTGTTGGATTCGGTTCCCACTCGCCACCGGTCTGACTGCCGGCTCGCTCGCGGTGCGCCCCGCCCTGACTCGCGGGGTGTTACTAGATCTGCGCGGCGGCCAGCCACGCGTCGACCGCGGTGAGACTGCGGCCGGTCGGCCCGGGAGCTGGCGCCATGACGGGCGCCACCCGGTGTTGCAGCTTGTCCAGCGCGGCGCGGGCGGCGCCAGCGGGCAGGTGGTCCAGGTCCCGCATGATCTCCCGGGATCGTGCGGCGATGGAGGTGTACGGGTTGGCGCCGTAGTTGACGGCCGACACGTCGCCGCGGTGCAGGTCCAGCTTTTGGACGCGGAACTGCGTGAAGTCCGCGTTCCAGGCGCCGTGCTGCAGCATGAACGCGAAGCTCATCTCGGTGATGTT